TAACTCTACATATTCTCTTGCTAATCAACAAACTAAAGATGCCTTGAATGTAATCAAGCGTAGATTGAGGAGCGTGATAGATGGCACTGATACTGTTGATGATTTCATTGCTGCTGCTGATAAAGTATTAGAAGGTAAAAAACCAGTATCTAAACCAGTAGAGGTCGACACACCAGCTACTCCTAAGCCAGACGGAGAAGCTCCAGCAACACCTAAAGACGCTCCAGAGACTCCTAAACTAGAAACAAACCTCAAGCCTAAAAAAGTCTTATCAGCGTTTGAAACAGGTGGGTTTCCAGTGCAATCGGTTGTCGTAAATGGCGAAACAAGATATATCACATCCGCAACAATCGAAGGTCTTGGGAGAAAGTATTTTTTTACCGATGAAAAAGGAATTGGTCAATTTGATATAGAGGGTAAAAGCACAAGCAAATTAGATAGAATTGATGAAATAAACACTACTTTTGATACACGCAAAGACCTTTTAGATGCAATTCAAAAGAAGGTAGATGAAACACCTACACCACCTAAAGACACCCCGCAACCCAGAGGTGAAGAAAGTCCTAATCCCAAAACGGGAAAGAAGAACGAAGAAATTGATAGTGGTTCTAATGCTGATGTAGATGAACCTACAGTATCACCAGTTGTTTCTGCTTTAGATAAACGCATTGCAAAACTTCAAAAGCAATTAGATGAACTATTACCAAATATTTCTGGTAGGTCACCTGAAGAAGCTAAAGGAAGCAAGGGTAATAAGAAAGCAGAAGACCCTGAAGTTAAACGACTTAAGAATAGTATTGCTAACGCTAAAAGGTATAAGCGTGAAGCAGAGAAAGTTGTTAAGGAAGAACTGGAGGTTGCCCGTTTAGCTGAGATAGCTGCCCGTAATGACCCTGCTGAGATGCAACTTGAAGTTGGCGGTAAAGGAAATAAACCTAAAGAATCTCTTAACAAGAAAATTAATGAGGCTAAAGCACGACAAAGAGCGGCAAAGAAATTATTTAGAGAACGCTTAAAGAAAATCGTTGATGATGAAAAGAAGCAAATACGATTAGAAGCTAAAGCTAAACTTTGGGATGATGTTTACGATTATGTGTATCGTGAAGCAGAGATGGAAAACGCAGGTGTTGGTGTAAAGCTATTTAGAACCGCACGTATCCTTCGTAAGTTAGGCATGGTCAACTCACCTACTTCTGCAATGGCTGCCTTACCTACGGGCGCATTTGAAATGATAAAGTTATTTCCTAAAGCCTACATAGGAAAGGCGCTAGCTAAAACTGATTTAGAAGCACAGGCAGCACAATTTGAAATAGAAGCGGCTGGCGAAGCGATGATGGGTTTGTTTAAGGCAGACACTTGGAAACACTTTTATAGAGCCTACAAAACAGGACAAGACCCTAGCTATGGTTCCTCTACTAGATTTGGGGATGACTTTAAAATGTCAGCCGCAAGAGAGATAACCCCACTGGGTCTAGATGGTGTTGTTACTAATGCCCGTCAAACAGCACAGCGAGCAGCTTATGGGCAAGATGCAACAATTGCATGGGCTAACGAAAAGTTGGCACTAGGTAAAATACTACCATTCCTAAGCTGGGGAGCGAGAAGCATTATTGGTGTGGATGCTACGTTTAAAAGGCAACTCAGATTCGCAGCGGCACGAGCCGAGTCACGAAAGAAAGCCTTATTAAACCATCCAAGTGACCCTGCCAAAGCTAAAGAGTATTCCGATAAACTCCTAAATAGTTGGTTAAGAGATGCTAATGGTTTTAAAGTATTAGCTCAAGTTGATGAACTAGCCGATGACTTTTCAAGAATTGATGACGCATTATTGATGGCATCACACGGAGACCTAGAAGATGTTGCTCAAAACTTAACAGAACAAATCTTAATCAAACCCATCTCAGGGATGTTGAACGACGATAGAGACGGTAAGCGTATGGTTGTTGGTGCTGTAATCGAATTGTTTATGCCCTTCTATAAAGTTGGCGTTCGTTCGGTTGTTAAATCAGCTACCCTAGCAAATCCGTTGCGTGTCTTAGGAGCTACTAACACGGGCATACCTGCCGTGGGTAATCCTTACGTGGGCATCAAAAAGCAATTAGCTAACAAACAAAAGGATGTTATTGCCAAACTAGAAGCAGGGAGACCGACTGAAAGTAAAAAGTGGATAAGAGACAAAGAACTAGAATCTATTAATTTAGATAATCGTATAAAGAGAGCAGAGCTTCGTAGAATTAACCACAACAAAGAAGTTCTTACTGATGTTGTGATACAACTATCTTTAGGTAGCGCGGCATTTGCCGCAGGTTATATGGGTAAAGCCACAGGCACAAATGCTTGGATGACTGCCGACCAGAAGAGAAAGAACAGAGATAAGGTAAAAGACTTCACAATGTTTGGAATGGATTATCGTGCAGCGGTTCCAGTAAATTTATTAATGGCTTTCTCTGCTGACCTTGGGAGGTATATGCGAGCTAAAAAGAACAATCAACTTTCGGACGACCTAAGTGGACTTACATTAATATTAGAGTCACTTAAAACCGCATCGAGAGAACTACCTACATCACAGGGACTTGCAGACCTAGATGGTTTGTTTTCAGGAAGCAACGAAAGATTCAGCGCTATGGTTGCTAAAGTTGCATCTAGTTATGCGTTACCAGTTCCTTCATGGATTAGGAAAGTCACTAGCTACGCTACGGCTCAAGACACTATAAGTGAATTAAAGGGGGGTACATTTAGTGATAGAATTATGTACTACTCCTTTGGGAAAGCTACTCCAAACCGTAAGGTGGACATTGCAGGTCAATTCGTAACAAATGATAGAACCATACACCATACTTGGAACAGGTTTGCGTCTCCTAAAGAAATAGAGAGAAAACCTTATCAAAATGTTATTGCGTCTGACCACGAAAAGGTACTAGATGCCTCACTAGATGCTGGCTTCTATGTTGAAGGTAATATGCACGAGTGGCGTGATGAAAGCGGTGTTACATTACATCAGCACTTCGCAGAACGATTAAGACAATCTACCTTAGAAATGGAGCTTAATACATACTCTACTGGGCAATATTTGACCGACGTAAATCTTAGTATACCTAACGATAAAGGCACGCCAAGAAACAAAGGTATTTTAAAATTTGGACAATTACTTAATAAAAAACACAGAGAGATTAAAGAAATGATGCGTGAAGACGCTTCACTTTTAGGTCGCTTTGTTAATAAAGAAAATGAGAACCTTTATGATAATATGTTAAAACTACAATTCCAAGGCGATGAAATCTTGAACACTAAATTACCAAAACCAATCTTTTAAATTCTAACCCCCTAATACAATGGCAAACTCATATGTTGAATATACAACCGCAAGCAATGGAACTGGCACAGGCACTAACGCCTTCGGACAGACCACCTTCACTGCACCCACTAAGTTTCTAAGCATCAACGACATCCGCATAAAAGGATTAAATGGAAGCACATGGACAGAACTAACAATATCCTCAAGAGGAACGACAACAGTCACTCTGAGTGCTACACCAACAGCTTACTCAACGATACGAGTGTTTCGTTCTTCCACAACGGAACCATTGATAGACTTCCAGAACGGCTCAAGGTTGTCAGAGAGTGACCTTGATACGGCTTACCAACAAGGACTGTTTGTGGCACAAGAGGTAGCAGAAGATGCTGACCCTGAAGGTGGTAGCGGTATAGGTAACGTAGTCAACTCGCAGTTAGCTGGTGGTATCACTAACGATAAACTTGCAGGAAGTATTACCCAAGATAAACTTGCGGGTAGTATTGCTGACAGTAAACTTGCTAGTGGTGTGGGAACAAGTGCGAACAACCTAGTAAAACTCGATGGCACTGCTAAACTACCTGCGGTTGATGGAAGTCAACTTACAAATGTTAGTGCGGGTAAAGTTTTACAGGTTAAACATTTTCAAACAGGTGCGGTAGCTCACACAACTTCTACTATAACAAATGATGACTCCATACCTCAAAATACTGAGGGTGGAGAATTTATGACTTTAGAAATTACACCAACAAGTGCAACAAGTAAATTATTAATAGAAGTTGTGGTTGGTGGAAGTCCTACTGTTGCTGCTGCTGTAACTGTTGCTTTGTTTCAAGATAGTACGGCGAATGCTTTAGCCGCAATGGGTTTTTTCCACCCAACTGGAACTGGACAAACAACTATAGCCTTTAAGCATTTCATGATAGCAGGAACAACTAGTGCTACTACTTTCAAAGTTAGAGCTGGTTCTCATACTAATAATTTTACTTTTAATGGAACTAATAATACAAATAGAGTTTATGGGGGAGTTTATGCTTCATCTATAACCATTACAGAGATAACCCCATAATGGAATCACAACACTTCCCCTCACTTGTCGGATTCATGGGTATCCTCGGCACTCTAACATTAGCAGATATTAATGTTCTTGTGGCTACCTTTGTAGGTCTCGCCTCGTTTATCTATCTAGTAATTAAAATCATAAAGGAATTAAAATAATGAGTGACAAGTCCCTTAAACTTAATAACTTACAGGATATTCTTATTGATGAGTTTATCAGCCGTATCAACAGTGGCAACGCTACCCCTAGCGACCTTAACGCTGCTCGGCAGATGCTCAAAGATAATAACATCTCCGCTACAGTAACCAACGACAACCCTATGAATGAGTTAGTAAAAGTATTACCATTTAAAGATGACGCTGTAGACAAAGTGATACGAGCCTATAACGATTAATGGAAGTCCCTGAACAGTTAAAGGATTTTCGTAACTTCCTTTACATTGTATGGAAAGAACTAAACCTTCCAGACCCTACCCCTATCCAATATGAGATTGCTTCCTTTATGCAATCAGGAGACCGAAGAGCTATTATACAGGGTTTCCGAGGAGTTGGAAAGTCGTGGATATGCTCTGCTTTTGTTGTACACCAGTTGCTCCTCGACCCTCGAAAGAACATCCTTGTTATCTCGGCTTCTAAGACTAGAGCGGACGATTTCTCGACATTTACGCTTAGGATTATCCATGAACTTGCTATCCTCGAGCACCTGCGACCTAAGCCAAATCAGAGATTCTCTAAGATATCTTTTGATGTTGGACTCGCCCCAGCCTCACACGCACCCTCCGTCAAGTCGCTTGGGGTCACTTCACAGCTAACAGGTAGTCGTGCTGACATCATAGTAGCAGACGACGTGGAAGTACCCAACAATAGTGCTACCCAAACCATGAGGGACAAGCTGTCAGAACAAATCAAAGAGTTCGACGCTATCCTCAAACCTGACGACAACGCTAAGATATTAGTCCTAGGAACACCCCAGTGTGAAGACACAATCTATTATAAGCTGTCTGAGAGGGGCTACAAGACGCGCGTATGGACTGCGCAATACATTACTCCAACTAAGCACGAAAACGCCTACAACGGCAACGTGAGCCATCTATGCGTTGATTCTGAGAAAGAAGGAGACTCTACTGAACCCACCCGCTTTTCTAACATCGACCTACGAGAACGACAAATATCCTATGGTTCCGCTGGTTTTGCCATGCAGTTCATGCTGGATGCACGCTTGAGTGATGTCGATAGATACCCCCTAAAACTCAGTGACCTCATCGTTACCCCTATTGATAAAGAGGTAGCACCTGAGAAACTTGTGTGGGCTGCCTCCCCTGACCTTGAGTATGATGGTAGCATCCCTAACGTCGGACTCTCAGGTGACAGATACTACCGCCCTATGACCACCGTAGGTGACCACGTAGAGTTCACAGGCAGTGTCCTTAGTATTGACCCATCTGGTCGTGGTAAGGATGAGACTGGATATGCCGTCGTTAAGATGCTCAATGGTACACTATTTGTCCCAGAAGCAGGTGGTCTCTCTGGGGGCTACGACGAGGCTACCCTTAAGAATTTAACAATGATAGCCAAGGAACACAAAGTAAACGCTATCATAGTCGAGTCTAACTTCGGTGATGGTATGTTCGTTGAACTACTTAGACCCATTCTAAATAAGGTTTACCCCTGCACCATAGAAGAAGTCCGTCACTCTAAACAAAAAGAACTACGCATCATTGAGACCCTAGAGCCTGTAATGGCTAACCATAAGCTCGTAGTTGACCCTAAGGTTATCCGTAAGGACTACGATAGTTGCAGCTCATATAAACCAGAAGCACAACTAAAGTACCAACTGTTCTACCAGATGTCTCGTATAACAAGAGACCGTGGGGCTATTACTCATGATGATAGACTTGATGCTCTATCTATGGCTGTCAGCTATTGGGTAGAACAAATGAACCAAGATGTTGACCTTAAGATGCAAGAAAGAAAACAAGACCTTATTAAAGAACAACTCCTAGAGTTTGAGAACACATTCCATAAGAGAAATAAGGGGTCTATAGGTGTTAATAATTGGATTTAGGGTGCATTCATAACAGTAGTAATATCAAAGACTTACAAGACAGAGGGAATAGGAGGGGTAAATAGCCCCTATGGTACACTTAAAGTGATAATAAGTGATAATCATAATTTGACTATGTTAATAGGTATTTAATATGAATGAGACTATT